TGTTTTAAATTTGCTCCTTCTTCTAAGCATAGTATACAACTTTGCATCCTTAATATATTATAAAGTTATTTGTTAATAAGTCTTAATAGTTAATTAATAAAGTTATTTTTATATTGTTATATATTATAGTATATACTAATATATGTTATATTATGTTCAAATCTTATTAGCATATATTGTGCCACTTAATAACATACAACCACACGTTCCTTTACATTCATATTTAGACGTCAATTTACATTTAGAAAAATTCAATAATGAATTAAATTTATATCATATTGGAATTAGTTTTAAAAATGAAGACGCAATGTTGAGATATGATTATCGACCTTTTTGTGACCCTACTAAATGCGAATATAAAACAAGTTCTACTATTATTAGCTCGCCGACTAATGAAGTAATATTAAATAGCGAATTACGTTTTGTAGACAAACTATATAGATTTTATATTCCTGAAAATGTTCCAAATAAAACCATTTATTGGGGGCAAACAAGTAAAACACTTGAAGAAGTTGTACAATTTGAAAAAACATTACAAAAAAAATACATATTAGGTATTAATGATTGTCGCCATTATGTTAATCGCTTTTCGCGTTGGGCTCTAAATAAACGCACTCCTATTTGGAAATTAGATAAACTATGGAATCACTCATATTCCTAAAAAGCTTCTTCCAATTTTGCTTGTGCCAAACATACCTAATCCAGAGCCTATTTGTAAATAAAATATATCAGTTTTCTTGGTACAGCAAACTAAATAACCAGATAAAATAATGAAGGCAAAGAAAAACATCCAAAATAAGCGAGTATAAAAATCCATAGTATATATATAATAATATATTAATAGTAATTAAAATTAATAAATTAATTAGTAATTGTCTGATATATATATTCTGTCTAACATACAACTAATGGTTCTTTAAGATTTGATGTATTATAATAAACAACTGCCTCCGTAATAATTGAGGTTGAACTTGATGTTGATGTTGATGTTGTATGATAACCAATATGAGTATTTTTTACACTAATTTTACCATTATTATAATCTTCTGGAAAATAATAGTTTAAATTTTCAATAACCTTACTTGTTCCATAATAAGGATGAATTAATTTCGAATGATTAGTAAAATTATGACCCAATGTAATACATTTTAAACCATTAATAATCATAATATGATGATTTTCTAAGACTAATGTAATCATGCTTGACGATGGATAACTATATGTGCTAAATAATTCACCAGGAAAGCACCATGTTTCTGTTTTTCCATGTAATCCAATTTTAATAGGATGCCATGGCGTAATTAACACACCATTAATATTTGCATAATCTCTATAACCAGATTCAATAAGTGTTTCTACAACACACAGCACTTTTGCCCCAACAATTTTATTGTTTTCATCAATAGATTTAATAATATCAAACTTTTGTACATCTTTTAAAAGCTTAGATGTTCCATCAAACATAGCAATTTTACAATATGAATCAACACATCCACCATGCGGGTCATTGTAAGATGCCATTGAAATAGGTGCTTGTGGTGCTAAATTTAAACTCCTATAAAGCATGTTTCCGCTATTTTGTTGAACAACTAATGATGGTTTAGGTGCTTCAAGACTATTGAAAATATCACTTGACTTATCTACGAGTGCTTCAAAGACTGTTCCACCAAACATACAACCTTCATCTTTAAAATTGGGTTTAATTTGTTGATTAAGAGAACGCGAAAGTTGGTCTAAATAAAATTCTCCCCAACGCCTAAAATATTTTGTATCAATTGCCAGTTTAACTTGCCCAATATTTGCGAAGTCTCCTTTAATATTTTTGAGAAGACCATCTACAAAAGGTTGACTATGCGAGCATTTGTTTTCTTCTAATAATTTTACTAAGTCATTATAATTTGCCTCAGTGCTTAGTAAATTGTTAATTCTATTAGAGTTAATCATTTTTCTAATATATTCAACACTTGTAGCCCTGTAAATATGACTATTTAAAGCAGGATTATTTACACAATGAGCAATAGAATCCACATTTACACTATGTACAGATGACGTATAGGATTTTCCTTCAATAGTATATGTATAATAATAATCAAAATCCAACTTATCTTCAAAATTTAATACAATGTTTCGTTCTTGTTGAACTTGAACTGTTCCAATATCATAAATATATTTTTGATTAATTGGGTCATAATTATAAGCAAAATCACCAACTAATAAATTATTAAATGAAGCACTATTAGTTTGTTTAGGAGTAATATGAAGTTGTAAATTCATAACTACACTACACAAGATTGTTGCAATAAAATTACAAAACACAGTAGCAATCATATTACCATCTGGAATGTGTGCGTTTCCACCATTAGAATATTTGGCAATATCATATAATAAAGTTGTTTGTAAATTGTATCCAAAACCAAATGTGTAAATTGGAGTTGTAAAATTCTTATTTTTTCTTAATCGCTTCAGTGTTTCAACCTCTCCTTGTGCCGGTGAAACATTAGGAATTCCATCTGTAAGCATTAAAATAGCACTGTTTCTTGTTTTATCATCACGACCATCTAAAATTTGTAATGCTTTCTCAAGTGCCCCCCAAATATTTGTTTGACCTCCTGGTCTAATGGAATTAATAGAAGTCATAATTTGAACTTTATTTGTTTCAGTAGCGTACATAAGAGGAGTGACAATATCAATAATATTATCAAATTTAATAATACATATGCGGGAATGCGAATCTAATGTTTGAACGACTGTTTTTGCCGAATGATTAACAATATCTTGGATTGATAGTCCATTTTCCATATTTTGACCATTTCGGTCTTTTGCTTCGACTTGTGAATTCATTGAACCAGAACGGTCAATAATTAGCACAATATCTTGTGAAAGATGACCGGTACTTAAATCTTTAGGAAAACTATCATTATTTACATTAAATGTTAAAAGTAGTTTATTATTGTTTTTACTGATAGTATGGTCTAAAATAATAGGTTTACTTGATGGGTCTTCATTTGATTGCTTTGATTGACTTGTTACACTTGATTGACTTGTCAATGTTTGATGATATTTATCACACAAAAATCTAAGTGCTACATTTACTTTTAAATCAGAAGTTCTCATAGGTTGGCGTGTAATAGGTGATTCTTGTTTAATAGCCAATGCACTAACAATAGCACTACGCTCATATGTATTCCCATCATTGCCTTGAACGGGATCTATCATAATACAATGAGTAATAGGACAGGTAATAGTTTGAATAATAGTATCATTATTAAAGAGTTCCATAGTTATAGCTTATAAATGATTTTAAAAGAGTAAAAATTATTTCAATTTTTTTTGTAACATAATAAAAAAATATATACTTATATTATAAATGCGGAAAACCAAAAATAATAGAAAGAGATGTATAAACTATTTAGGGAAGTCTAAAAGAAGAGGGCGAGGAATTGGGTGTTCTAAACCTGCTAAAAAATCTAAATCGCGCAGTAAGTCTAAATCCGCTAAATCTAGACGTTCTAAAACACCAGAAACAGGAGCTAGATACATAGATATATATGAAGATAATATAATTGCGGTAAAAGCTAAACATAAAAGACTAATTGAGCAACATGATAAGCAAGATTTAACAGATAAAGAGAAATATAAACTGCGTTTAGACAACGCATTAGAGCTAAATAATACGCTACACGAGCTACAAAGAGCAGAAATGTTGCGATTAGAGAAATTGGGACTTGATGGTCCAGCGCGCGGAACACGTAGCCAAACGCATAGTCCAGATTCTACAGTAGTAAGGCATCCATACCTTGCCAATGTAATAAAAGATAAAAAATATACAGAAACTGCTATTAAATGGAATAAAGCTGCGCTAAAACGATTTAATGATGGAACAAATGAAGATTATAAGGAACTTCTTAGAAAAAAACCTGGGTGGGATAATGAACGAATGGCACCCGAGATGTTAGCCGCGTAAAATTTTTAGTTTGTAGTTTGTAGTTTTTAATATTTAGAATTTTTTATTTAAATATTAGTATACTATATAAATGCCATGTTTTGGGATGAAGAGAAGTGGATGTAGGAGGCGCAAGGCAGCGGCCGAGGCAGAAGAGGAAGAGAAGCGTTCGCGTTCAAGTTCAGACTATAGTTCTGATAGTGACACATATGCGAGCAAAAAGAGTGAAAAAAGTAAAGGCACATTACGCAAGACAATAAATGCGTATGGAGAACAAGTAAAGGGCAAAGGCTTTAGGACTAAAACTAGACGAAGAAGAAGAAATGGTTCAAAAAAAAGACGTTTGCACCGAAAAAGAACAGCAAGACGCTCGCTTAGACATTAAATTAGAGTTTTTCTTTTTATTTAAAAATTGATTTATTATTATACTAGCTTTGTTTATAGTATAATAATAAAATGGACTTCTCAAAATTAACTAAATCAGAGCTTCTAATAAAATGTGAAGAACTTGGAATTAAAAAATGTAAATCTAAAAGCAAAGATGATTTAGTTAAATTACTTGAAAGTTTGTCTAATAAAAATAAAGTAACATCGGTTAGCGAAGCCTCTGTTAGCATTAGCGAAGCCCCTGTTAGCATTAGCGAAGCCTCTGTTAGCATTGGCGAAGCCTCTGTTAGCACTACAACTATAAATAATGCTAGCATAACTATAAAAAATATGTGCGGACTAGAATACTTAAAAACATTAGATCATAATTCTATTGATTTAATATTAACAGACCCACCATATATTATATCTAAAACAAGTGGACTAGATAAACATTATAATAATGTTAAATATAATGAAGAAAACAATATTAATGAAGTTAAAACAGAAGAACAATGGATTAACTATAAAGAGCAAAATAATATTGAAGATGATTCGCAAAAAAACAATTATATAAAATATGGCTCGCTATATGGAAAAAAATATTGTGTAAAAACTGATTATGGAGATTGGGATAGTGATTTTACTTTGACTATTTTAGAAAAGTTTATTGAGCATTATTATAAAGTATTAAAAAAGGGAGGCACATTAATAATTTTCTTTGACTTATGGAAAATTACAAACCTAAAAGATTTACTAGATAAATATAATTTTAAACAAATTAGATTTATTGAATGGATTAAAACTAATCCACAACCTAGAAATAGTAAAGTAAATTATTTAACAAATTGTAGAGAGATTGCCCTATTAGGTGTTAAAGATGGTTGTCCTACATTTAATAGCACTTATGACAACGGAATATATCATTATCCATTACAAGGCGGAAAAAATAGGTTTCATCCTACACAAAAAAGTTTGGCACTATTTGAAGAACTCATAAAAAAACATTCGAAAGAAGGCGATACAGTATTAGATACATTTTTGGGGTCAGGAACTACAGCACTAGCATCTAAAAATACTAAACGCAACTTTAAAGGATGCGAAATTAGTAAAGCATATTATGATAAAATAGTTCCGCTCTTATAAATATAATACTTACAAATTGCTAATTGTAAAATGCTCTTCAAAGAGTGTAAGCAATTTTTCAAAACACCAACGAAATTTAATACAATCACGTTTATTATGAACTTGAAATTCACCAATAGTTATTCCATCTATGCTAATAGATGAACTTTCATTCCATAATTTATTTTTTACATTATGACTGAAATTAATAGCATAATTTGACCAATTTATATGCTGTTTTAATACTATAAATGTCAATAAATTTTTATGTTTATTATAATACAGTATAGGACAGTCAAAAGTATGCGCACTATAGACTTGCAATAAATTAGAAATATTATTTATAATATAACTTTTTATTTCCTCTAAACTAGTAATTGGATCTAGTGTGAAAAATTCACAAAACTTTTTGCGAGAGGGTTGTCCTAGTACTTGCGGACAAACTTTACCATCTTTTTTGGTTGTTTTAGCACTTAAATGGATTGTAGAGTCATCTATACATTCAAAATCATATTTATTTCCACGACTAGCACAATGTTTAATAGCATAAGGAAACACATTTTTAAGATTGTTAAGTCTATTTTTGAGAGAATGGGCTTGTTCTAAACTATATTTGTAATTTCCATCATAACGTGTATCATAATATAAACATAGCGCCATTTCAAATATTTTACCTAAATCTTCAGTAAGCACTTTTTTTGTTGTTGTTGTTGTTGTCATAATTGATTATATAGGTTAATACTATTATTATAGTACTATTTATACTATATTCAATTTTAATTATACATAGTATTGTATTATTAAAAAATTGATTTTACGGATTATTCATAAAATAAGCGTTACTTATAAGATTATTTAATAAATCCCTTATTTTATGAGTATTATTTTTCATTAATCTAGTTAATAATAAGTAGTCCTGCCATGTTATAATATCGTGTTCTCTTAACTTTTGTAAATAAAACATTATAAATTTACTTGATACTCTTAAATGATTAGAAAATAATTGCGTATATGCATCTTTTTTGTCATTATATAAGCTATAAATATGAATAGTATTGCCGCTTCCGCAACCACCGAATATGACGCCATTATCGTATTCATCATATCTATTGTATTTATGATTTTCTAGATATATTATATTAGGTAACTTATCATCAGTATTAGTAATATTTATTAAATATTTATCAATATTAATAGGGTTTAATATAGTATTATTAATTAAATTATAATACGTAGCGTTAATATATTTAGGGGGCATAGTTATTATATACTATAAGGTATTAACTTTATATTAAAATATTATGATAAAAATTTATTTTTTATTTCTTGATGGTCTTGGTTTATTTTTATTTTTCTCAATCAATTCTTTTATCTCATCAGGAATAGTATTACTTTTTGTTCTATTTGCATAAAATGTCCCAATATTAAAGTCAATCATATATTTTGGTAACATTGTATTATTTGGTATAATCATAGATTGTTGAGGATATGAAACATTGAAATTTTCATAAAACCATTTCATTCCTACTATAAATTTATGGTCATTAAATTTATTTGCTGATTCAAAATAATTTAAAGATTTTAAGAATTCTTTTCGTTCATTATCATTACCAACTACATTTCCACTACGAATATCAAATATAATTTGTGATATTTTTGTATAGTTCAATCCTTCTAATAATTCATTAGGAAAATCTTGTGGATTATCAGAACCTTGTTTTAAATTAATATGTTCGTATTCTTTATAAATCCATTCCAATATAAGTTTAATTTTTTCCCATTTATTATCTATTCTTGACTTACCCCAACGGTCAGAAGCAACAACACCGGCATCTTTTGATGTTTTTGTATATCCTACTTCATTAAGTAATTTTACACACTCTTCATCTGCCCATATAGTCTTGTATTCGTTAGAACGAAACTTATGTAATTCCTCTCCTAATTTATAATTATCCATTTCCATTATTATATAATTTCTTGGACAGGCACCCAATATATTGTTTTCTTTTTGAATATATATTTTTGCTGCTTTTATAAATATTTCAAAAAATTTCATAGACTCTTTATGACTCCATTCACTAAACGCATATTTTTGATTATCGTGTTGTCCTCCTTTTGTTCCGTTCAACCCATTTTCATAAGTATCATAGTTTTTTATCTCTTCTTTTTCCATTTGATTTGCCCATATTTGATAAGCTTCTCTATTTTGTTTATTATCTGCATATTCATTAAATATTTTTTCATGCAAAATTAAAATTTCTATATTCTCTTCACCTATTTCTCGCAATTTCATATCAGCACGAGTTCTGTTCATTCTAATATGGTCTTTAATTCTTTTATCAAATTGATAACTTTGTCCCACATATAGATTTTTACCTGTATTTTTATTTTTATATAAATAAATTACCCCCTTTAATGGTATAGTTTTTAGCATTATAAGTAATATAATATTATAATTATGATTTATTTATATATCAATTTTAATCTAAAAAATTGATTTATTATTATACTAGCTTCATAGTTAGTATAATAATAAGCATAATGCCTTTTACAAAAGCAACCAAGTTTGTATATAGTAGAACATTGTTCAATATGTTATTTTTAAATGAAGTGGGTCCGCTTGGGCGATGGAGTCAAGAACGATGTGCTATTAAAATTAATAAGAAAATAGATTTGGCAAATGAAGACAATTGTGGTCCTTGTGGTGAATATATATTAACAAAGTTAGAAAGTGTTAATAAAAATGTAAAAAAGACAAACAGTCCGTATTTAATGGCTGAACACGAAGAAGTTGAACTAATTAAAACCATTGATAGATTTTAAATGTTATAATTTGAATACATTGTTTATCTATATTTTTGTCTATATTTTTTAGTATGATTTTTTTTAGTATGATTTTTTTTAGTATGATTTTTTTTAGAATAGTGTTTATTTTTTTTAGAATAGTGTTTATTTTTTTTATAACGTCGTGATTTATATTTATATCTATGATAGCCGCCTACTGATTTTTTATCAGGGTCGAGCAATGGTGCTTCAAAATCGGCCAATTGTTGTTCACTCGATTTTTTTTTATCGTTCAAAAACTTTTGTGCCTGTTCGACATCTTTACTTTGAATCTTAACAACATATATGTTAGGCCAACCAGCTTTTTTTGCATTTTCGTATGTGCTATGCCCGTCTAATATTTTATATATCTTAGTGACTTTTTCAGGGTCTTCAGTATGGTCTTCAGAACTGTATTCAGTGCATTCGTTATCACCGTCTTTTTCACAATCTTCTACTAAGATTGGTGCGCGACGAATATCTTTATATGTGTTATAGTCTGAACTGTTTAAATTATATGACTCTTTCATATAATATGCTCCTCTTAAAACTCCTTCGAGTCTTACTTTGTTTCGCTCTGAATAAATGCTATCTAATTTTACAATCATAGGCTCAGAAGCTTCTGCAAAACCATTAAATTTAGTGATATCAAAATATTTTTCAAGAGACTTTATGTCATCATTAGGGTCATCATATGGCAATTTGGTCTTACCAAAACATTCGTCAGTCGGTTTTGCAAACCGAATATCAGGAAGTCTACTTAAATTTTTTGATAGTGACATATATTATATATATTAATATAAAAATAATATAATATAAAATATGTCATAATTCATATTTCATATTATTTCTAAGGCTACTCTTTTATGTCATATAGTTCATGGTTTGCCTGATTAAAATATATTGTCCTATATTTTTTCATTGTAGCGTCTTTAATTCGTCTTGTTTTAAAATAATTGAATGTTTTATTTTCTTTTAACAATTCTATTATAAAATAAAGCGCATACATACCACATTGGCCGTCATTATATTGATGTGTAAATCCTTCATTATCATCTACTTTTAATATTATATTTTCGTGTTGTGCTTGTTGTTCTACTCTATTAATTAATACTTTTATTTGCTTTGGCATTTTTGTTCCATTACTATCAAAATAAAATATAAACTTTTTATCTAAATCAATAAATAGCGCAATCCAATGTTTTCCAGGCTTATCGTGTGTATCAGTATTAAAAATGATTCCTATTTTGGTTATCTTTTTTTGAATATATTCTTTTAAATTAAAATTACATAACTGTTCCCACACACATGTTGAAAATACTTCTTTAGTATCAAAGTCTATTGGACTAGGGCCAATAAACTTAAAATTGCTATGCGATTTTTCATATTGGTTCATTATTTTTGTTATATCAACACTAGAAAGCCATGTAGATGGATTTGTTATCCACGTTTTTGGTGAAAACGGTTTAAATATTTCTTTTATTAATAATTCGCTGTTGTTAATAGAAGACAACTTGCTTTTTTTCAGCCAACACAGTTCATCATAACACTCTTTGCTTAGCTTGTTTTTGAAAAATTGCCATATTTCTTTACTATTGTTTGTATTAATCTTTTCATCGCTATTGTTATTCCATAGCTCTTTGAATGTTTGTAAATTAGTGCGGGAATAGCAAGTATAATCTTTAAGTTCTGGATCACTATTATTAGTTTGTGGAGCGCATTTTAATCTTTTAAATTTTTGTTCTTTATGTTTTCTTAGACTTTTGATGCGTTTGCTTAAGTTACGGCGTGACTGCCTATTTTTTCTCCCTTTACTAAATGACAATTTGTTATATAAATTATTTTTGAAAGTCATAATACTATATAATAAGTATATAATAAGTCTATAAAAAGTATATAATAAGTAATTAATTAATTTATTCCCACTTCTGTGGAAGAATTTTCTTATATAGACTAGCATTAGACTTTTTAGTAACCATTAAATCTATATTAGTTAATTTTTTTGAACTTGAACTAGTAGAAGACATTAATTTTAATGTTTCATTTACTATATTAAAGTCATTGCTATTTAATGTAGCTTCTTCTTGTTTTGTTGTTTTATAATTATTTGAATAGTCTTTAAGGTCTTCGCATATTAAATTTTGAATTTTTGTTTCTTTAAAATGTTGTATTAAATTTAATACATATAGCAAATAATATAGTTTGTGTTTTTCTTGACCTTCTTTATATTCATTATTTTCTAACAATTCCTTTAAGTTACTATTGTTTGTAGCTAATATTTGTTCTTTAAAGCTATTTATATTTTCATCTAAATTATTATATATTGATTTTAGTAAATAATTGTTATTTAGTAAACTATCTATTTTATTTGGCTTAAAGAACCGATGCTGATTTGTTAAATATAATAAATCTATATTGTTTACAGACTCACTCTCTCTTTCTTTTTCTTTTTCTTTAGTTTGAAGAGGTTTCTCTATACTAGGCACGTTACTAGGCACGCTACTAGGAACGCTACTAGGCGGTTGACCAATTTCTAAATCTAATGTTACACTATTTTGCGCTTTTGATTTTAGTTTTTTTTTCTTAGCTTTTTTTTCTTCTTTAAGTTCTTTTGTTTCTTTTGTTTCTTTTGTTTCTTTTGTTTCTTTTGTTTCTTTTGTTTCTTTTGTTTCTTTTGTTTCTTTTGTTTCTTTATTCTCTCTTAAATTATAAAACATAGTTGTATATTATAATTTTTATTTTAAATCTTTTAATTGAACTCGTGTTGAGTTATAAAATAATTCTTGTCCAATTGAATTTGATAAACTAGGATTAAAATCATTAAATCTTGTTTCTTGAAACAATAAACTAGCTTCTAAATTAACATTTTGTGGCAACTCTGCTATCTTAGTTTCATATAAATCACTTGTGCTGTCTGGAATATAACGCGACTGATCTGCCTTTTGTAAGGCAAAAAATTGGTTGCGTAATGTTGATTCTTTATCTACATTTGAAGCAAATCCGCAAAAATGGGGCTTTCGTGTGCCTGGAAAAAAGATAGAACTTACATCAAACACATTATAATTTGCGACTTGTTCCACTGATTTTAGTACATTATTAACTGTAGGCATTAATGTATATTTAGTATTTACTGGTCTAAATGGAAAGTTCATTGTTAAATTGTTTGATGGAAAGTTTCTAGCAAATAGTTCATTATTGATTGAATTGTTTTTATCATAATTATTAAATGTTATGTTATAAAAATTATTAGGATCAATCATTATATATAATAAGAACTATAAAATTATTGTTAAATATTATTTATGTTTAATAATATTTAATAAAAAAAATAGGGCTAAGTTTTTAACGACTAATAAGTTTTAACGCTTAGCAAAATTATAATTATTTAAATAATACTTTTTATGTGTTCTTTCGTGTGCGTTAAATAATAATTGCGCCTTATTTTCATTCATTTTATTACGCTGGTGTTCGTAATAACTTTTATTTAAATGCATCAGTTTTCTCTTTTCTAATGTTTTTAAATAATTTACATCAAACATATGTTTCATAATATTGTTATTATTGTGCGTTA